AACTAACGTTAATTGGATTGACAATTTAACAGATATTAAATGAAAATAGAAATTGATTTACTTTTATTACATGAAACAGGATTAACTCCAGATGATTTTGTATATTTATACATAGTTTATAGGAAAGCATTTAATTATACTGAAATACCTCTTCGTCTATCTCCCAGATTAGAAATAGATGGATGGATTAAATATGGGGACAAGATAACAGATCACATTATACAACAAAAATTTAGAGATTTATTTGTAAGTGATTTTGATTCTATGTTTGCTGAATTGGTTAATTTATACCCATTCAAAGTAGAGTCCCCATCTAGAGGTACGAGAGTATTACATGCTAAAGATCCTAAATCTGCAAGTAATAAAAAAGCAAGAAACAAGTATAAAAAGATCATAACAAATAAACCTCATCTTCACAGACATATCATGAAATGCTTAAGAATACAGTTAGCACATGAAAAAGATAATTTAGGTTATATGCAGAACTTTGAAACTTGGATAAATAATCATACTTGGGAAAAGTATGAAGATATAAACCCTAATGAATCTAATGATGATAGAAGAATCACAAGGCAACTCTGAAGTACTACGCGGTCGTGGTTTTCAGACTATAAATAAAGCGGTTGATCAATCTATAGTAATTGTAAAAAATGCTATGGAAGGTCGTCGTGATGTATATCCTACTAAATGGAATAGATTAAATAGAAATTTATTAGGAGGACTTCAAAAAGGTAAGATGTATGTAATAGCTGGTAGACCTGGTGTTGGTAAAAGCGCCTTCAGTAATCAAATGATATTTGATGTACTGGATGTTAACAAAAATAAACAAATCGTAGTATTATATTGGAGCTTTGAAATGCCAGGCCATCAGCAAATTATGCGTAGTGCTTCTAAAGAAGTTAAAAAAGAAGTAAGTGAATTATTATCAGTTGAAGCAAGGCTTAAAGATGAAGAATTCAATAATTATGCCAATAGTGTAAATAGGTTTAGAAAATATCCTGTTTATTTTAATAGTGTTCCTAGAACTATGGAATATATTAAACAAACTAATGAGCAGGTATTTGAAGACGAGCCTAAAGCTACAGTTGTTAATGTATTTGATCATTCAAGACTAATTAAAGGATCGAATGAACATACTGAACTTCAAAAATTAAATGAAATCTCTAAAGGTTGTATGTGGTTGCAAGCAAAAATGGATACTATCAACATATTATTATCACAATTAAATAGAAACATTGAACAAGAGCATAGAGCTAAGGCACAATATCAGCCTCTTTTAACAGATCTATTTGGTGGTGATAGCATTGGTCAAGATGCACATGTTGTAATGATATTAAATAGGCCTCATGATATATATGGTGTTACAGATACCTATTGTGATGAAAATCCTATTGGATTGCTTGCATGTCATATAGAAAAAAATAGAGATGGCTTATTAGGTATGATACCCTATGAAGCTGAAATGTCAACGTTTACAATAAAAGAAAGAATTAAAAATGGAACTACCTAAAACTAAAGTAGGTGCTTTACGAAAGTCACCTAAAAACATGGTCATTTATGGCC